TCCTGCCTCTCCAAAATGGCCCGTCGAGGACGAGCGTGAGTTGCTGGCAAACGCCTGCCGTAAGTCCTTCTGGCTCTTCTTCCGCCTGGCCTTTTGGGGCCCCAACCACCCTGGCTCGGGCTGGATCGACCCGGCCGTCCATAAGCCCCTCTGCGACAAGATGAGCGAGATTGCCGAGCGCTGGTTCGCCATGAGGGCCCAGGGCCCTCCTGAGCGCCACTACATCCTGATCGACGCCGCCCGAGGTGCGGGGAAGTCAACCATCGTCACCAAGGCATTCCTTGTGTGGCTCCACCTGCGCGACCCTGACCTCGCAGTCGTGATCGACAGCGTGACTGTCAGCCGCGCCGAAGAGTTCATGGAGGTGATCCGCCGTCTATACGATGGGAAGGACGGGTTCGCTCTCTTCTGCTGGCTCTATGGCCTATGGCAGGGAACGGACCTGTGGACCAAGGGTCGTTTCACGCACCGAGCGCGCACGCTCAACAGGTCTGAAGCCAGCTTCAGCCTATGTGCAGTTGAGACAGGCATCACGGGCGAGCACCCGGATGTGCTCGTCATGGACGACCCCATCACCCTTGAGAAGCTCAGGGAGGAAGGAAACTGGGTTGAGATCGCTAACAAACACGTTGCATCTTTGTACCCCGCACTCACTGCTACTTCATTGTTCATTATCTGCGCAACACCATACGTGGATGGAGATGTCATATCGCAGGCTATCCGCCATGACGGAATTAAGGAACATTGGGGCCATCCACTCCCCGAGGAGTACCGCCAGTACGTAAGGCCCGACGGCCGCTGGCACGTCTACTTCATGCCAGGTGCGACTGACGACGACAAGCCGCTCCTCCCGACCATCTGGCCCCAGCGCGACCTAGACGACTACCGCCGTAAGAAACCGGCGGAATATGCCGCCCAGGTTCTCTTGCGCCCAGGCACCGGCGAGTACGTCCCCTTGACGATAGAGCAGTTGAACCGCATGAAGATCGCCCGGCGTGATGCGCCGCGCTTCACGGCATACACCATCCATATGGACACAGCCTTCAAGGACCAGAAGCGCCAAGGTTCAGGAGACGAGTCAGTTCTCGAGGTGTGGGGCCATGCCCCCAAGGGCGATGTCTACTTCGTCGAGGGTCATGGCGCCAACACCTGGAAGATGAACGACTTCACGGATAAGTTAGTCAACCTTGTCCAGCGCTATCGCGCGGAGGGCAAGCAGATCCGCCGCATGACGGACGAGTCCATTATCGGCGGGAAGGAGGGCGTATGGAAGCAGCACCTCCAGTCATGTTTCTCAAACGCCGATATGTGGATGCCGCCCCTCCTGGAGATCCAACGCGCGGGGAAGCGCAAAATCCAGCGCATCATGGATGCGGCTGGCTACTGGCTCGATGGACATGTGTTCCTCATCGAGGACGCGCAGGGGCTCGACAAGCTCACTTGGCAGATGAGCCGCATCGGGATCTCAGACCATGATGATTGGGCAGATGCCGCAGCCGATGTGTTCCACCCTGAGATATACCGTCCCTACCGGGGCAACATACTTGACAAGGAACCTCCGCTTCCTGTACACCCCGGAGATGCATACTTGCAAACAGGCGTACTGAACGCCGAGGGTGCGCGTCACTACTACGATCTGGAGACAGAGGAACAATGGACGGAACGAGAACCAGTTTAGAGGACATACGAGAGCAGTTAGCGGAGAAGGTGGGAGTAGCCTTTTCAAAGGTGGGTCCAAGCCGCAACTTTGTGAAGGACCCGGTACTCGTCGAGCGCTTCTCGCGGTATCTCATGGACTCCCTGGCATTCGAGAACATCTATTGGATGGGTGTGCCCATCATCAAGCTCCCCGGCGACATCATGAAGTACCAAGAGATAATCCATGAGTACAAGCCCCAGCGCATCATTGAGCTTGGCACGCGCTTCGGTGGCTCAGCGCATTTCTTTGCTACTCTCATGGACCTGCTCTGCGAAGGCGAGGTTATGACCATCGACATAGTTGATGGGAAAGAAAGTCCTTACGGTCCTCACCCAGTGCATCCTCGGGTGCATTATGTTCATGGGTACACCTTGGATGTAGATGTCATTGCAGAGGCCCGGCGTTTCTCTAAGGGTTATCGCACCCTTGTCTCGGTGGATTCTTCACATACTTACCCGGAGACAATGCATGAACTGGAGGCATATGGCGAGATGGTTCCTGGCGGCGGTTGGATGGTGTCTGAGGACACCAATGGCCCCGAGGCAGCCCAGGCCACCTCCGAGTTCCTGTCTCGCCATCCTGAGTGGTTCGTAGATGCGCAAGGAAACAAGTTTGTCATAACCTGGAATGATTGGCTATCGAAAATCCCAGTGTAGCTTTTCTCGATATTGAGATAGAGCGAACCATAGAGGAAGTTGGAGGTTGGGGGCCAGCAAGAGCAGGGCTCGCGGGGCTGTCTGTTGCAGTCGTTGTGACAGACCCAGGGATGCATGTACGCCTCTATGACATGCACACCCTTAGTGCGCTGGTTGATGCCATTGAGAGTGTAGATAGGCTAGTCACGTTTAATGGGAATGGCTTTGACTTGCCGGTCATCTCAGCGTTGGCGTGTAGCGAACTCCACCCCAAGAAGCATGTGGATCTCTTAACGGTGTGCAGTGAGGGTGGGCGGAAGAAAGGTTGGGGCCTAGATGCCGTGTGTCAGCGTACACTTGGGCATGGCAAGACAGGTAATGGCGCTGATGCACCACACCTGTTCAAGGCAGGGCGTTGGGCGGAGCTATCGAACTATTGCCTGGATGATGTGTTGCTCACACGGGAGCTGTATTATCACATCGCGGAGCATGGGTGGGTGAAGGGGCTTGAAAATGAGGAGGTTAGAGTAGGAATACCATGAACTTGAGTATTATGTCCCCATGTGATAAGACTGGTGGAGAGCAATGGATTGTGGCGGGGCCGGTTATCCAACCGGGTGTAGATGTGATGGTGGACTTTGAGGGCAAGTGGCCCTTTAAAGATGGTGAGTTTGACGAGGTACGAGCATGGGACTTCCCGCAGAGGGTGAAGGACAGAGCGCATTTCATGAACGAGGCGTGGAGGGTCCTCAAAGAGGGAGGGCACCTAGACATGGTCGTTCCAAGCGCCGACAGCCCCCTCGCGTTTCAAGATCCAACATACGAGTCATTCTGGAACTCGAACTCCTTTTACTACTACTCCGTGGATCACCCGGAGTACCTGGCTCTGTATCCAGAGAAGATCAAATGCGCCTTCAAGATTCGCCTGGCCCCGACGGACCCGGACAAAACGGGCGGGTTCCAAGTCAAGATGGTAGGCAAAAAGGTTCCTTATCCCGAGCTTTCGACGAGCGCCTCGTCACCGTCCTGAGCCAGATGCTTGAGGAAAACGTCGAGCCAGATCACTCGTCCTCGGTGTTTTGGTACGTTGGCACCTTGTTTTGCCCTTCGTGCCAATGGCGCCGGTCGGCAGTCAGTGAAGGTGTCCCTGATGGTTTAGTATGTGACAACTGCGGTTCGCCCGCGCGTTTATTGTAGGGAGTCTTTATGCCACTTCTTTATCCTGTCCAATACGCCCCAAAAATAGTTGATGTAACACTTCTTTCGCAGACTGCACAGACACCTGATACTACAGTTGTTAGTTCAGATTGGTATGGTATCCATGCACTTAGATCACTTACATTTTATTTGGAGCATACAGGCGATAGTTCCATTGCTGGGGAAGTATTAGCTGTAAGAATATTATTCTCTCTTGATGGAACCAACTTCTTTGAATGGGCTGTTCTCGGATGGATTGGACCTCAAACGGTAACTATGCGCCAAGCGATTCAAGCGCATTGGGGACAAGTTATTGGTGCAGGAGGTACACCTTTTATACAGAACACAGATTTCACTACTCCAGGCACTAATGGAGTAGGTTTTGAAAACTGGGGTTCCTTCACTGGTGATTTCTTCCCATTTGGTACTCTAAGATGTCAAGGAGTTGCAATAGGCGCAGGCTTTTCACCGACATATAGTGTTAAACTTTTAGGAGTGTTAACTTAATGGCTATAGTTTCTGGGATTCATGATGGGTTAGCTTTAATAACTGGAACAGCACAAGATGCAAGTACTCTTAATGGGGATTCCTTTACAGATATTCACCAACTTAGTTGGATAGCTTTTATACTAGAACATACCCTTGGGAGTCCTGGTGCCGGGGATACTTTAGACGTTAAGTTGCAGTTCTCATTGGATGCAACCACGTGGTTTGACTTCGCAGCCTTTGCGCAGATTACTACTCCTACAGTGCCTACGCAACGACAGATGTATCAATGGAATCGCACACAGCATACTGCAGCACTTGTTACAAACGCTCAAATTACAGCAACAACTGCAGCTGGTACAGACAAGATCGGTACTGCTGCTGGCGATCTTTTCCCTATTAGATATATGCGCGCGGTTGGTGTTGTAGTAGGAGCGACTTCGTTTACGTATACTGTTAAGTTATACGGAAGTAATGCCTAGTTCTAAGGACCTGGTAGTAGACAGGTTCGAGTTCTCACAGCAGTCCTTTCGCACAGTTATGGCAAAGACTGTGCGGTGGTATGACATTTACCGGGGCTACCTACGTGGCAACTGGCAGCAGTTTCGCAACAACGTAACCATTCCGCTCCTCTTCGCAACTGTGTGGGGCGATGTTGCCCGGAAGATGAACATATCCTTCGGGACGTACCCATACGTGAGTTTCTTTGGCTTTGGCCCGGAGGACGCTGAAGCCTCGCGCCTGGTTGAGATACTGGTGTCTGCTCAGATGAAGGATGCTGACACCATGCTCAAGTGCGCGGACATCCTTCTCACAGGCGACATCTACGGCACTGCGATTGCTCAAGTAGGCTGGGACAAGCGAACCGCCTCCTTGATCCGCCGTGAATCGGCACCCGTGCCGGGGCGCCCCCGCGAGAGTCTGCGTACCGAGCCTCGAACGGTGTTTGATGGCCCAAACTGGGAGCCGGTGGATATCCTGGATTTCTTCCCGCAACCTAGTCGGCGAGATATTAAGGACATGGACTGGGTGTGTCGGCGCTATTGGCTCGACCTTGAAGAGATTCAGAAGATGGCCTTTGAGGATGGGGTGTTCGACAAGGCCGCAGTCGATCAACTCACATCACTTGGAGCCTTCAAGGAAGTGCGGGATGATCTCACAGCGCGGAGGAACCAAAGCCGAGGGCCGCTCTCTGAGAGCGAGACGCGGAGGATGGAGAAGTATGCGAAGCCTGTGGAGCTTATCGAGATGCGCGGGCGTGCGCCTAATGAGTTCATTCCTGACGATGGTGGGGATGAACGTATCATCACTGTGGCTAACAGAAGTATCACGTTACGTGATCGGCCGAATCCGTATTGGCATGGCGAGAAGGGCTATCTCATCTACTCGCCCCTTCGTGATCCTCACTACTTCCACGGCACAGGCAAGATTGAGATTGGTGAAAAGCTCCAACTCACGGCGAATAGGCTAGCTAATCACAAACTCGATGCGCTCGACCTGGTGCTTGACCCTATGTGGTACAACAACCGGGCCGCTGGCATCGACACAAGGAAGCTGTATGCCCGTCCAGGGCGGATCGTCTCGGGGGACGGGCCTATGTCCGAGGCGCTTTCACCCATCTCGCCCGACCTGAGTGGCATGTCGCTCACATACCAAGAGATTGGCGAACTTGAGCGTATGCTGGAGCGAGGCACAGGTGTTACGAGTGATGCACTTGGCCTTCAGGCAGAGCCCCGCGAGACAGCCCGCGCGTTTATGGGCCGGCAGGAGAACGTCAGCGTGCGCCTTCTGCTTGAGAGCCGGTTCTTCGAGGAGATGTTCTTTGAACCCTTGGCAAACATGTTCCACGCGCTCAACCAGCAATTTTTGCCCATGCCCAAAAAAGTACGCATCCTGGGAACAGCGGCAATGGTTAATCCGATTACAGGTATGCCCGCAATGCCGGTGGAGGAAGTCACGCTTGAGGACATCAACAAGGACTATGACACGCGCGCGAAGGGTGCCATCACAACGATAAGCAAGGCTTCTCGTCAGCAGAACATGACCCTTCTTCTCCAGGCTGTTAGCTCGAACCCCCTCGCGGTTCAGGCCATCAATTGGAATGCGTTCATCCGAGAGCTGTTCCAAGCGTTCGAGGTGCAGAACATTGATGAGGTCCTTGCGCCCAATCCGATGCAGATGATGGCGACGCAACAGATGGGCGCCGGAGGCGCGCAGCCCCAGGTGCCAGGAACGCCCAATCAGGCTATGGACTTAATGTCCCTCCTGCCGCTACCTGGGGCTGCTCAAATGTCACAGCAAGAAGGACAAGTTAGCGGTCCATAGAGGATTCAAGATGGCAAAAGTTAAGACCAAAGCGCGACCTCGCACTAGGAGTATTCAAAGTGTGCTTGGCCTCCCTGCTAATACGAATATTAGGTTTTTAGGTCGTAGAGGAGGGTTTCCAAATGTCATAGGTGGAGGCGGGAACCTGCCGGGACGGTTCTTGTATCGTGTGTTTCAGTTAGCTGACCTTCCACTTGTGACACAAGGCTTTGACTTCGGTCCGTTTGATGGCTTTGAGGCGGGGGCGGTCGATGAGAATGCTGCTCCCATTGCGCAGTTGATAGCAAGAGGAAAACGGTTCTGGCGGTATTTCAGCATCTTTGACTTCCCCTGGCGAGGTACGGAGGATAGCTGGTTTGATTGGTTGAGAGCCAATGTGCAGAACCCTACCGGGGGGATGAATGCCCGCTTCATAGATGGTGGGAATAGAGGTTTGTTCTCGTGTTTCTCCATTCCCGACGGCGGCCATTGTGCGCCTCCATCGGCTGAGTACCGCGAGATTATCAACTGGAATGTCCCGACTGCAGGGCAAAGAACAACCATCCTCAACAAGATGTTCTCTTTCACCCCGGCGGGGCAAAGCATTCGCTTTGACCAAACGTTCCTTGAGCCGCCAGATTACTTTTGGGCAACGGACCCCGCAGAAATATGCGACGCGCATTCGCCTATACGTAGCTGCGTTGAAGGTGTTCAATATCCTCCTGCGGCTCGGGCGCCATTTGTAGCTACTTTCCCAACGCATACGGCGAACATGCACGCTTTCATTACCGAGGCTAATCAGATAGCTGCTGCCAGAGGCAGTTGGGTATGTTGCAATGGGCAAGCGAATGTTGAAGCCGAGACTATCAATGGGCTTAAATGCCCGAGGCCGTTGGTTCTGGAGAACGCAGGCGACCCCGCTGGAAATGGTATCACGGCATTTAAGCTCGCCCGGTGGAAGGAGGACCCAAGGAATATACTAGAGTTGAAACTCCCCAATGCAGCGGCCCAAAGCCTTAGTACGGTATCAGCGTTCCAGCAGCTCAAGGATGAGATTCGCCATCATAAAGGTTGGGTTGCCTTTAACCTATCTAGCGGCGCTCTGCCTCCGCCGGGGCTCCTTGACTCACAAGACCCGAATGTCATGGAGGCGTATAGGACTATGGGAAGGATCATTAATGGATGAGGTTTATGACAACGAGGAGAAAAAGGTAGAGGCCCTTCGAGGGCTCGTCACGAGCCCCCTTTGGGGAGAGGTGCTTGAACCTACCATTAGGAAAAAGGCGTCTGAGAAGTTGGAGGATCTTCTTAGAGGAGGCGGACAAGACGACATCACCCGAGGATGGGTGGCGGCGCTTAGATGGATGTTGGACTGGCCGCAAGCAATGATAAAAGAACATGATATTGACAACGAACGACAAAAGTTGTATGCATCTGACGATGCACGGATTGCCACTTTGGCAGAGTATGGCCGAGGTGGACCGTTTGTCGAAACAGGACATCCCTATGAATCGGAGGTAGTATAGATGGAGGTCAACCCTCTAACAGCGGAACAGCAGCCAACCGGGCAGGGTGACGCCGAACCCCGGTTGTTAGCAGGTAAATATAAGAATGTGGAAGCCCTTGAAAGCGGCTACCAGTCCTCAGTAAATGAGGCGCAGCGTATTATCGCTGAGAATCGCGCGCTGGCAGAGCAGAACAAGTTGCTCCAAAGCCTTGTCCAAGAGCGGGGTCCTGAAGAGGACTTCAAAGAGCTTGGTGAGGCTGGGATCAGCCAGGATGCTTTGGAGCGTGTGATTGATGCGCGAGCGGCCCGCACGGTGCAACAGGTCCTCCAACCGCTGCTGAACAGCGCTGAGGCCATTGCAGCGATGGGCCCCGAGCAAGCTGAGGCAAACCGTTTTCTATCCGGGAACCCGGATGTCCAGGCAACCTTCCAGAGTTTCCTTGCTGCTAACCCTCGGGGCGCGGCGCGCTACGTCGAACTAGAGATGGAGCGGGCACGCGCAGCACAAGTAGATGCTGGGGCGAACCAGGAGGACGCACGAGTTAAGTCCATCCAAGCTGCACAGCTTCGAGATGCAGGACTTATCACACAGAAAAGCGTCACCAGGGAGCAACCGGCACGAGACTCTAATACAGAGCGTGAATTGGCCCTTCGGGAGGCATTAGCTGTAAGACCGGATATCACCACGCAGAAGGCATGGTTGAGCGAACGTCTTAAAGGCTTGAAGATGCATATTCCTGGGGAGGAAACAGCACGCACTGTTGAATAGGTTGTAAACATGGCAGCTCCAGCAGGGGCAGTATTTACGTTTGGCATTGGGCCTTCGTTTGGATCGGGGAACCGCGAGGATTTGCTTGATGTAATCATCAACATTGATCCTTGGGATGCCCCGCTCTTTACGCAGTCACCTAAGACTACGGCTAACCACACTACGCACGAGTGGCTGACTGATGTACTCGCTGCGACTTCTATCGCCGGTGCAATCGAAGGCGAGGATTATGGTGCGACTACGCACACAGCCTCGTCCGTGCGTACCCGGAGAAGTAACGTCACTCAAATCTTCCGCAAGGACTTTTCTGTCACCAATACGCAGATGGCAGTCAATCCTGCGGGCGTCTCGGACGAGTATTCCTACCAGGTTGGCAAGGCCCTCAAGGAGCTTGCTCGAAATGTGGAGGTTTCGTCCTTCGTGGAGCGGACTACCGCAACTGGTGGCACTGCTGCAGCGCGTGTCATGGCAAACCTGCCTACCTTCATTACTACTGGTACTGGCGGCTTTACGACTGCTAATGGTAATGGACGGCACGCTGGCGATTCTGTCTTTGGCGGTGCGAGTACAGCCTCGTCAGCGCCTTTGACTGAGAACATCTTCAACACTGAGTTGGAGATTATCTTCACTGGTGGCGGGAATCCCGACTCGATCTATGCTCCGCCGAAATATAAGCGGCGTATCTCTAGTGCCTTTGTTGGTGGAACCAACGGTGGTGCTAGGTATGCGATTGCGGCGGCTGATAAAAAGGTCATTAACGCGGTGGATGTGTATGACTCGGACTTCGGCATGGTCAAGATCATCCTTGATCGTTGGGTTCCCCAAGTCACCTCAACCGCCGTGTCAACGGCTAGCGCAGACCAACTGGGTAACATCTACTTCATCGAAACTGGAATGGTGCGTTATGCGTTCCTCCGGCCGGTGAAGCATGTACCATTGCCTCCTTCTGGCGATGCCTCCCGAGGAATGGTTCTTGGGGAGCTGACTCTTGAAGTTGGCAACCACTTCGCTCTCGGTCGTGTGAACGGCCTAACCGGCTTGGTGGCGGCATAAATGGGAAAGTATGGCGGGCAGCCGCCGCTCTTTCCTGATGACACAGGTGCGGACCCAGGTACTAAACCTTCTCAGACGAATACCATGGCAAACGCCATAGCCCTCGGGAAGATCTATGGAGATGAAAGTGGGTTCTGGCACCCGGAAGTCCGCCAATGGGGGACTGGCGACTTGCCGTCGTCCAAGGTTCCCTCATTGGGAGACAATCGCGCACCCAAAATCTCTAAACCAGGGGCCAGCGGCAAGGCTGGCCTATATGGAGTGTGAAACATGGCACAAGGACCACTGAAGAAAGACACGGCGCTTTCTGGACCGCCTCCTGCTAAGGAGGATGATTTCAAGATCCTCCCACAGAAGGATTCTAAGGTGACCCGCACGGGGCACGAGTCCTACGGCGGCAAGACTCAGAAAGGATAATTAAAGACGCGGGCCACAGGATCGCTTGTGGCCCGCTCTTTTAGCTCAACATGAATATCAATAGCCCTGAAATAACGGAGTTTTATGACAGCCCAGAAAAGGTCATCGACCATGTCAGCGACTTCAATAATCTGCGCCAACGTATTCCTGAACGTATGGACAACCTTGTTGAAGCTGTCAGCGATGTTAAATCAGCTATGGAGTATGGCAAACAGGTCAATAACAAGCGTGAAGCCATTGGACTATCACCCGGTGGAACCTGGTTCCGCGCAGCCAGTATCCCGGTGTCAGTGCTCTCAGTCATTGAACAGATTGACCCAGGCTTTTTGAAAGATAAGAAAAAGTTTTATCGCTGGCTAGGGCGGCATCCACAGTACCGTACCGGCAGCATCAAGTTCATAGGATAGAGAGAAGATCATGGAACTAAAGGAACTCCCGCCAACTAGGCTGCTTCGCGTTTACGCCCCTTGGTCTAGCACTTATAGCGCCATCACAGATTATCGCTTGCACAAGCCATTTACTGCGATGCATCGTAAGAATATGGTTGCTTTCCTTTTGGACCACGGCGGCACCTCCGGGGCTATTAACAGTTCAAACCGCGTTAGAATAATGGAAGGAGCTGATGTGCAAATATGGCACATGATCCTTTCAGTAACCCTTTTGAAACTAGCCCTGCAGCCCCCCGAGAGTCGTCCCTTAATCATTCATAGTGTGGATGATCTCTCTGAGTATTGCAGTCCATTCAATCCAGCATATATGAATCTAGGGACTCGTGATCCTTCGGGCGAGCCGTTAGATCCTGATGGCCCTGGTTTGTATTATGGTGATCGTCTGTTGTGGCAAAATGGAAAAGACTATGGTGGAAGGCGCTTTGACATAAAGAAGAACATTGAGAGGTTAACTCTCAGTAAGACTATCATGCATGAGAGTGATGGTGTGGTAGTGACTTGTGAGGCGTTGGCACAAGAAGTTCGACGATATGGTTGTGAGAACGTGTTCGTCTATCCAAACCATGTCTCATTCGATGCTTACCCTCCAGTGGAACTTGCGGAGCATCCAGATGAGGTGCGGGTTCTATGGCAAGGAGGGTACGCGCATTACGAGGACTTCCATGAGATAGCGGAGCC